AATCTCTAAATATTACTTAGAAGTTGAAAATATAGCCAAGCTTTGCACAGGAGAGAAAGATGAAAGAAAATAATAAAATGATAAATCAAAAAAGCATTGCAAAAGATCTTCTTATAGCTCTTTTGTTTTCAACTTTTGCATTAGCTTTATTATATTTATTTGAAATTTTTACAAGGAACTAGCAATGAAATTAGAAGATATATTTGTATATATGGTTTTAATGATAGTAAGCTTTATAGCTGGACTTGTAGGAATTGTAACAAAAAATAAATTAAGCAAAGCTCTTAATTTAAAAGGTAAATTTACACTCTTTTTAAAAGGTATGCTAGGTTCTATGTTTGTAGCATATCTAGTTTTTGAAATTGTAAATTATCTTAATTTTGGCATAAAGCTTAGCGTTGCAGTGGGTGGTTTTGCAGCTTATATGGGGACAGATGCATTGCTTAAAATTGAGCAACTTGTAGAAAAGTTAATTAATAAAAAAATGGAAAAACTATAATGAACGAACTTGGCATCATTTGCGACATTAAAGACAATAAAGCTAAGGTTGCTATTGGAGATATGGTAACGGATTTTTTAAGTGTTTTTCAAAGTCTAGCTAATTCTTATGCAGTGAGCTTTTCTCCTTTAAGAATAGGAGAGCAAGTATTAGTCATACCTGTGCGTGGGGATTTAAATAGTGGAGTTATTTTGCGTGGGCTTTACCAAGAAAAACATAGAGCAAAAAACACAGATGAAAATACTTTTAATATAGATTTTGAAGATGGAACGCATTTAGAATACAACTCTAAGAGTAGCACTTTAAAACTTGATGTGGTTAAAGATATAAATATCACTTGTGTAGATAAAACCACCCATAACCAAAACAACACCTTAAATACTAAAAATCATACTACAAACGCTAATACCATAACGCTTAACGCTCCAAGTATTAATTTAAATGGTAATACTCAAATTGCAGGAGCAATTTCTACAAGTGGCGAAGGTGGGGCAAGTGGTACTTTTAGCATAAAAGGAAATTTAAACTTAATAGGCAATTTACAAGTTAGTGGAAATATAAGCGATAGCAAAGGTGATTTAACAAATCATACCCATTCTTGTACTTGTGGTGCCACAGCTTCGCCAAGATAGGAAAAACTATGAAAGAATTATTTTTGCTTTTATTTTCATTAGTCTTTTTTATGCTCTTTTGTATGGGGGCATTTTATGCTTTTTTAAACCTAAACTTTTTTATTAAAAGCATTTTTATAGGCTTTTTTATAGCTTTTATGTTTTTAGGATTTTCTCAAATACTAGAAAACATTTTTGAATTTTACAAAGGTTTAAAATGAATTACATGGTAAGCATCGAAGAAAGTATCAAAGACATTTTAATCACTCCTTTAGGCTCAAGAGTAATGAGACCTGAATATGGTTCTTTACTTTATACACTCATAGATAGAAAAATCGATGATGATTTTAAGATAAAGCTTACTAGATATACAGCAGAGGCTATTTCTAAATGGGAAAAAAGAGTAAAGCTTAAAGGTGTGCGTTTAAATGAATGTAAAGACGATAAATTAAGCATTACCTTGCTTTTTGAAAATTATCAGGATTTAACAATGGAGCTTAGTAAATGAGTGAAATTTTAAACGCTAATAATTCATATTTTAAACAAAGCTTTTTAAAGGACATACCTTACCCACAAATTATAGAGGAGCAAGACTATGAGAAGCTTTTAAAAGCCTATGAAGAACTTTTTAAAAGTTTTTTAAAAGATAATGTAGAGCTTTTAGAATCTGATCCTTTTAAAGCCATTTTAGAAGCCTTAGCTTATAGAGAAATGATAATAAGAGCTAGGATAAATGAGAGTATAAAGGCTACATATTTGCATTATGCTAGTGGAAGTGATTTAGATAATGTAGTAGCCAATGGCTATTTAATACAAAGGCTTAAAGGGGTTAAACCCACAGCTAAAGTAGAGTTTGAATTAAACACGCTTTTAACCTATGATGTCATCATCCCAAAAGGTGCCATTTTTTCAAATGAAAAAGCAGACCTTGCCACTTTAAAAGAAGAAGTGGTGATCAAAAAAGGAGAAACTAAAGCACAAGGTGTTTTAGAACTTGATGAGTTTATTCAAAGTAAGGAAAGTAAAACCGAGTTTTTACAAACCCCACTGCCTTTTGTGACTAAGATTAAACAGCTAGAATATTTTAGCGGCGGAGCCAGTGAAGAAAGTGATGAAGCCTTAAGAGAAAGGGCTGTAATGAGTGTGCATAGATTTTCAACCGCAGGAAGTGAGAAAGGCTATATCTATCACGGACTTAGTGCAAGTGCAAAAATAGCTTCTATAAAAGCTTTAAATAATGGAGCAGGAAAAGTTAGAGTCATCATTAAAAGCGAAGATGAATTAAGCGTTGATGTAGTTAAAGAGTATTTAAGTGCGGATGAGCGAAGACCTTTAACTGATGAAGTTAGCGTTGAGTTAGCTAAAAAAAGAGAGTTTATCGTAGATGCCAAACTTTTGCTTTTAGAACTTTCAAGGGCTAATGAAATAAGTGAAAAAATCAATGCTTTACAAAAAGACTTTGATTTAAGCGTGGATTTAGCACTGGGCTTTATTTATAAATGCCTTCATCAAGATGGAGTTTATAAAAGTGAAATTTTAAGCATTAAAGAAAAAATTACAAATGAAGAAAGCGATGAGTTAAAAGACCTGCCCTTAGAAAACATATTAATAGCTGATGATGAGTTTGCAACTCTTAGCTTTTTGCTTAGCTATGAAAAGGCAGTGCTATGATAAATCTTATTCACCTTGTAGCGTGCAAGGGGGTTAAGGGGTTTGAAAGGGGCATAAGGGGGAACGCTTCGCAAGTAGTGCCCCCTTGTCCCCTTTGTAAAAGACATACACGCTTTCAAGGTTATTGTGCAGGAGCACAGATTAGAAAGGTTTTAAAATGAACACTTTAATTTTAAACCACCACCCAAAACAAAGCAAAGCTATTGATTTAAGTGCAAAGGCAAGATTTGAAGATTTAAATCTAGCCAGTATTACAAATTTAGCCCTAAATTGCGATGAAAGATTATTGCCCATCTTAGCAAATGCTTATGATGTAAGCATAGATGGATTAGAAGAAAAAGAAGCTAGAAAGCTTATATCTAAAGCCTTGCTTTTAGATAGATATAATGGCACAACTTGGGCTATAAAAGAAGCTTTAAGTGCTGTATTTCCAACAGCAGTGGTTAAAGAGTGGTTTGATTATGGTGGAAAGCCTTATTTTTTTAAAGTTAAGGTAAGTACAACTAGCGTTAGCTTTGATGAAAGAACGCTTAATACTTTAGAAAGATTAATTAAAGATTTTAAAAATGTTAGAAGCGTTTTAGAAGCTATTGAAATAGAGATTGAAAGTAAGAATGATAGCTTTAATGCTAATGCACAAATAAGCGGCGAAGCTATTGAGATTTTACCTTTTCAGACCACTTTTTTAGAAAATGAAATTAAAGGCACTAAAAACGCATTTGGAGTTTTTATGTGTGAGATTTCAAAAACTAATATTGATTTTAAAGGAGTGTATTAATGTCAAAAAGTGAATACTATACCATACTAACTAAAATTGGCATTGCTAAATTTATTGCCGCAAGAGCAAGTGGAAATGGGGTTAATTTAAAAAGCTTTAAATTAAGCTCCAAAGTTATTTTACCCAGTGAAGAAATGCAAAGTTTAGAAGAGATCGTTTATGAAGCTAATATCAGTAGTAAAAGCGTGGATGAAAGTAATCCAAACTATGTGAATTTAATGTGCCATGTGCCAAGCGATGTGGGCGGATTTGAAGTCAATGCAGTAGGCATTTATGATGAAGTAGGAGATTTACTTGCAGTTGGAAATGTGCCACGCACTTATAAACCTATTTTAAAAGAAGGCAGTGCTAAAGAGCTTATGATTAAAATCGTTATGGAGCTTTCTAATGCAGAAGAAGTTATTTTAAAACTAGATCCTAGTGTGATTATGGCAAGTAGAGATTATGTGGACGCTATAAAATTAGAGCTTGAGCTAAGAATTGAAGCCTTAGAAGAAGAATTAAAAGTTTTAATTAATACCAAAGAAAACAAAGGCGTGGCGGCTGATTTGGATTCTAAATTAAGGGCTGAATTAATAGCTTTAATCAATAAAAAAGAAAATATAGGCGTGGCAAAATCACTAGTGGATGCTTTAAGAAAAGAGCTTCAAGCAAGTTCTAAAAAATTATCAATAAAAGATTTTACAATAACTGCCACTTATACAGGAACCTATGCTAACCGAACTCTTAAAAGTGTGACTGGCTTTCCTAGTGGAATGAGCGAGGAAACTTTTAAAAGCAAGTGTGTGGGCTACACATCACCACCTCAAAGCATTGGTGATGCTGTTTTAACTTTTAATAATGTATCAACTTCGGTGTGTTATGGACTTTATGAAAATGATAGTTTTTCTTGTGGTTGGCTTAATTCCCCTTTTAGCTATCCAAAAAAATCAGGTGCCACCAATAACAATAATTATTAAGGATAAAAAATGTTTTACAATTTAGATCAAGAGGATTTTTTAAAACTAGAGCAAAGCATAGCTAAAATAATTAAAAAGCTAGAGGCTTTGCAGGGTTTAGAGGATATAAAAAGTATTAATAAAACAAAGCATTTAAATGAATGCAAAGAGTCTTTAAATTGGTGCTTAGATAAAAAAGATAAAGATAAATATGATTTTTTTATTTATGAAATCTATAATCTGACTTGGGGAACTAAGCCTTTTGATGAGATCGATGAAAGTGAAAAAATCCCAGCAAATTTAAAAGTGGATAAATACCAAGAAAACATCCCAAGCCTTAAAGAAATAGCTAAAAGTGTTTTAAAAGAAGAAGTCGATGAATTAATTAACAATCATCCTTTAATGCTTGAAAAATTAAAAGATTATGATGAATTTGGTGTGCCAAAAAAGATAAGCATAAGACAAGCCAAACTCGCACTTTTAGAAGCAGGACTTTTAGAAAATATAGAAGCTATGATGCAAAGTGCCCCTAAAGCTACGCAAATAAGCTGGGAGTATGCGACTGAATTTGAAAGAAAAAATGAACTCATTTTATTTTTTCAAGAACAAGCAAAACTAAGCGATGAGTTTGTGGATGAGCTTTTTAAAAAGGCAAAGGAGTATTAATGATAGGAAAGATTTTAACCTTTGTGCCAAACGCATTTTGTAATTTTGGATGTAGCTATTGCTATCTTGGAAAGCTAACTGAAAGAAAAGAAAAAACCACAGATATGGCAGAACAATTTAAAAAAATAGCCAAAAAATTAAAAGATGATGGAGTGATTATCACAGAAGTGATTTTACACGGAGCCGAATTAAGTGCTAGTCCTTATGAGCATGTTAAAGAGCTTTTAAAGGCAATAGATGAGTATAAACAAGAAAATCATTTTTTAATAAAAGTTCTTAGCAAAGATAGTAAAAAAGGACATCATTATATACATTTAAAAACTAATTTGTATTTTTTGGATAGATTTTTTGAGCTTTTTAAAAAATATGAAGTGGGCATTAGTGCTAGTATTGATTTGCCTTTGAGAATGCATGAAAAATACAGGGTTTTAAAAAGTGGAAAAAGCACTTTAGAAAAAACCTTAAAAATGGTTGAGCTTTTAAGCACTTATCCTTATTTTAAACAAATATCAACCACGATGACAAAAGAGCATTTAAATGTGGATGAGTTTATAAGAGATGTTTATAAACTCGAAAGTTTGGGCTTTGATATGGCAAGTGATTTTTATATCATGTTTGCTTACCAAAGTGCAAATGCACAAGGTGACTTTAAAATGCCAAATGATGAAGATATGCTTAATTTTTATAAAAGTCTAAGAGAAAAGTTAAAAGAGACTAAATATTCTTTTGCACTAGAACATTTTTGGTTTAAAGAGTTTTTGGGTGGGTATTGTACTAATTGCACTAATTGTGGCGATAATTTACTCATTCAAAAAAATGGTGATACTTTTATTTGTCATCGCTCTCAAGCTGTAAATGAGCTAAAAGCAGGAAATATCTTTAATGAAAGTTATGAAAGTTTAAAGAAAAGAAATATTACCAACATAAGAATTTTAGAAAATTCTTTAAAGCTTCATAAAGATTGTTTAGAATGCGATTATTTTCATCTTTGCAAGGCTTCTTGCACGATTGAAAGAAATGATACTAAACTTGGCAAATCTTACACTTGTGCTTTACAAAAAGAAATTTATAAAAACAATGCTGAGTTTTTTAAGGCGGATAAGACTTTGGCTAAAATCTCTTTGGATGAGTTTTTAAGACAAAATCAAACAAACAATTATAAAAGCTTTTTACTTCCTAACTTAAACTTAGAATTTAGAGAAAGCAAAAATTCTTTAGAAAACATTATAAATGATGATGAGATTTTGCAAAAGCTTTATTTAAAAGATAATTTTTTAATCAGTGTAAATGATGAATTAGCTTTGCTTGATTTTGAAAAGGATGCTTTGTATAAAAGTTTTAAAATAAGTTCTAAAGACAATGTTAAACTCTTAATTAAAAAAGAAGTCTTTCATTACAATGCAAAAGAAGCTTTAAGCAATTTTATTTATATGAGTTTGCTTGGTGGAGAGGCTAAGGTTTATGGGGATGAAAAAAGAGAAAAAACCTTGCACATTGAAACAAAGCATTTATATTTAGAGAAATTGCTTAATGAGAGCTTGGAGTTAGAAGAGTATTTAATTTATGATATAGGCTCTTTCTTAAAAGAAAACTCTAAGCATTATTCTTTAAATCATAAAAACTTTATCTTTTTTACTACAAAGGCATTAAGGGAGTATCATTATGAAAAGCAAGCCAAAAATGCTTTTTATCACGCACAAACTATCAACTTGCCATTTTTAAGATTTGAATTTATTTGGGAGAATGAAAATGACTAAAACAGAATTAAAAAGAGTATGCGTAAAGCCATATGATAAGGATAGGTTTGAAGTGATTAATGATTATGAGTTTGCTTTGCTTAGTTTTAAAGGCATAGTGCCAAAAGGATTTAAAACTGATGGTGCAAGCATTCCACGCCTTTTTTGGTCTTTGTTTCCGCCTTTTAAAAGTGAGTATTTTAGTGCTTGTGTGGTGCATGATTTTTTATGTGAAAAAGCAAACTCTAGAGCTGATTACAAAATAGCTGATTTAGCGTTAAAAGAAGCTATGACTTTGCTTGGATGTTCTAAGTTTAAAATCTTTGCATTTTATCATTCTTGTAATCTTTATCATACTTTAAAGTGTTTGATAAAAGGAAAATGAAATTTAAGTAAAAGTTTAAGGCGATTTGGGGCAACGCGTAGCGTTGGGTCGGGAAGCCTTTAGGTGGGTGCAGGGAGTAAAACTCCCGCTCGTAAGGATGAATTCATTTCATCCGCGAAATTAAAAAAGGAGACTTTAAAATGAAAGATTATGGAATTTCTTTTATTCCAGATATTAATCAAGGCTTAATAAAGCCAAATGATCCTATCACTAGCGATAAGCTAGATGAAAAAAGAGTGAATGAGTTAATCGATCAAAGGCTTGAAGGACTTGAGGGCATCAAAGGTGAAAAAGGTGACAAGGGCGATAAAGGTGACAAGGGAGAGAAAGGAGACAAGGGGGATAAAGGCGAAGATGCAAACTCTAGCCTAAAAGAGCTAAAAATCATTGATGGTAAAAAGCTAAGGGTTGAGTTTAGCACCAAACAAACAAGCTCAGCTTATCCTTTAAAAACCTTAAGTCTTTCAAGGCTTGGCATAAAATTAGCAGGAGATGATGAGTTTTTAAAGATTAATGCTTTAGAGTTTATTGATAATTCCAACAATAATCTTTTATTAAGCACTATAGAAAATGAAACTTTAAACAAAGCTTCAAAAGAACATGTCACAACTTTACCTGCTGATTTTAGTTTAGAAAATGCTGACACTGAAGGTTTGAATTCATACGCAAAGGTAAAAATCACTTCAAATGGAGCGTATGAATTTGGCAATCGTTATGCTCCATATTACGCTTTTAGGGAATATGATGAAAGTGCTATCAGTGTGTTTTTGGCAAATAATGGTTTAAAAGATCCTTTCTATACCATAGAATGCGAACTCTCTAAGCCCATAAAAGAGTTTAAATTCACTCCTTGGGGCTATGGCGTAGGCGGAAACTTCTTTAGCGAAAATCTAAATATTAAAATTTTTATAGATGATGTTCTTTTTAAAGAGTTTAATTCTTTAAACCCAAACAGCAAAGAAATTGATACAGATTTTATTGTTAATTTCAATATAAAAGGAGACAAGCTTATTTATGATGAGTTTAAAGATGGGGTTGATGAGAGATTTAGGATTGTAGAAAATAAGCTTGTAGGCTTAGGATCTACATTTACAAAGGCAAGTGCATTAAGTGATTCAAATGTAAGTGTGAAAAAAACCAAAAAAGGAGTTAAATAATGGCAGCAAATTATGGAGTTAATTTTAATATCAGCAATGGGGCGGCTAGTCCTATTAAAGTGCAAAGCGATACGCCAATAGGAATTGCTGGGGCTATAAAGGGTGCAAGTAAAGAAATGATTTATACAAAGGCTGGATATGAAAGTGTAGAGGCTTTGCCAATCTTTGCTTTTTCAAATGTAGGCAAAGCAAAAGAGTTTATAAGTGATTTGATTAAGGATAATAACTTGCAAGATTTTAGACTCTTAGATACTTTAGAATGTATCAATTTGCAAAATGTTTCTAATGTCATAATCATTAGCTTTTTTGAAGAAAGCGAAGAGAGTGAAAACACTTTAACTAATATTGTTAATGCCATAGAAGCCTTTAAAAAAGCCAAGCATAAAACAGGTTTTAGTCCTGATTTAATCATTGCTCCTTATTACTCACATGAAGTAGGAGTAAAGGCTAAGCTTGAAAGTGTGGCAAGTGCTATGAATATCACAGCTATTGTGGACCTTTATGCTACAAATGTTGGTGAAGCCATTAATACAATGGGGGCTTTTAGTTCTAAAAGATTAATTGCCACTTGGCCGCAACTTCAAATCCTAAATACAAGGGGCTTTTATGCTTATGTTCCACAAAGCCCATTTATTGCAGGGCTTATAGCTCACACTGATGGGGACAAGGAATATGGCTTTAGTGACTCTTATTCAAATAGAGTTATTAATGGTGTAACTGGCACGGAGCATTTTATAGAATTTATCAATGGTGAAGATTGTGATGCAGAAAGACTAAGAAACGCTCACATTTCAACTTGTATTTTAGCTGAAGGTTATAGAACTTGGGGTGGGGAAACTAGCCATGAAGATACAATTTGGCAAGATTTAGCAAGAGTAAGAACTTTTGATCGCATAGCCCTAGCAGGACAAAAAGCAGCTTTTAAAGCCATTGATAAAAAAGCAAGTGAGTTATATTTTATAAAAATCAGTATCGAAGAATTGCTAAGAGATTTAAAAGGGGCTAAGGTTTTAATTGGTTATGAAGTTTCTTGGGATGAAGAAAGAAATACAGATGCTAATGTGAGTGCTGGTAAGTTTTACTTAAATATAAAAATGATGAATAATCCAATCGTTAAGCAAATCACTTTAGAGTTTATTTACTCTGATGAGTGGGCAAGTGATTTGATTAAAACTATTAGTGCGGATAGTTAATAAATTTTTAAAAGGAGAAAATAAAAATGAAAAGAATAATTGGCGAAGTTATACAGGAAGGTAATATTTATATAGATGGTCAAGGTTATCTTGGAGTGGTTAGAAATTTAAAATTGCCTGATATAGAACAAGAGATGATTGAAACCAAAGGAGTTTTAGGAGCAAATTATAGTAGCGGGGTTTTAAAGCCTTTAGAAATTAGCTTTAAATTAGCCGTTGTTGATCCAGTGCTTTATGCGGCTTTCTTTCATACTACTTTTAGCGAGATTAAAGCTCCTTTGCTTTTTAGAGAAAGTGTTCACAAAGGTGGAAAAAACTATGGTATTAGTGCTGAGTTTTTAGGAGAGTTTATAAGCATAAGTGAAAGTGATCATGAAAGTGGAAAAGAGGTGGAAGCTGAAATTAAAATGGCAGTTCATTTTTACATGCAACGCCGCAATAACATTCCAATCATTACCTACGATCATAAAAACACTATTTTAATGATAAATGGGGTGGATATGATGAGTGATGTAAGAAGCAATTTAACCCTTTAAACACTGATTAATCGGAGTTTAATTAACAATACTGGGATTTTAGGATTAAAGTTTGGCTTTTTGGGCATTGCGTAGCAATGGGTGGGGAAGCCTTTAGTTGCTTCTCAGGCGGAATTACTTCCGCCATAAAGAAGGATAAAAAGGAAAGAAAAATGAAAGAAAAAATAATCAAACTTGAAAATGGCGAAGAATTAAAAATGAGAGAGCCAAATGTGCGTGTATTAAAAAACGCCACTAATAAAAGTGAAAAAGAAATGGAGCAAACTATTTGTATGATAGCTGCACTTACCAATAAGCAAGAAAGTGAAATTGAAGATTTGAATCTTAAAGATTTTAAAGCTTTACAGGACGCTCTTAAAGATTTTTTGGTAGAAGCAGGAGTTATAGCTTAGAGGCTATAGCTCTTATAAGTCATACTTTGCATTGGGGATTAAATGAAGTTTTAGATTTAAGCTTAGATGAGTTTGAAGAAGCTTTGGAAATTTCAAAAGAATTTTTAAAGGCTAAGAGTTTTTGATTATTTTATTTTTCAAAAAATAAATTTTTAAAATAGCAAAAAGAATAAAATCTAAACTTATTACAATTAGCCAAGTGGGTAAAATAAGCAATAAAGCAATGGGTGGCATAATCATCACTAAAATAGCAGTTATGATAATGCTTGCAAAATAAGAAAAAATAAAAATAGCCATTATATTAAAAAAACCATCACTTGCACTTTGATAGCTTATGTAAAAAGCAGGTATGAGCGTTGTTAATAATAAGGCAATATGTGAAATTATATCATCGTTAATAAATTTTAAAACTTTCATAGTAAAGATTTTAAAATACAATCGCTTAAAAAGGGTTGAATATGGAAAATGCTGGAAGTATTGGAATTGGTGTTATTTTAGGACTAGCGATTAAAAACGCAAGTGCCGTTGGCAAGGTAGTTAAAGATTTTAGCAATTTAGAAAAAATAGCAGCAAAAACTAAACTCGGCATTAGTGGATTGCAAAAAGAATTAAACACTCTTAAACTCAATGCCAATTTAAGAGCGGAATTAAAAGCTCAAAGAAAAGGTTTGCAAGATGAACTTTTTTCTCTAGGAAATATAATAAGTGGCGGTATTGTAGGGAAAAGTATAAAAGTTGGTATTGATTTTGAAAGTGCTATGGCTGATGTAAAAAAAGTAACAGATCTTAGTGAAGGTCATACACTAGAAGGCTTAAAACAAGATATTTTAGATTTATCCAAAAAACTTCCTATGACAGCAGAAGAAATTGCAAATATAGTGGCAGAGGGTGGAAAACTTGGTCTTGCCTCTAAAGAAGCTTTGGAGTTTGGTAAAACTGCTACTGCTATGGGTGTTGCTTTTGAAATGAGTGCCAATGAAGCAGGAGAAGCCATAGGTGGTCTTATGGCAAACCTTCAAACCGATGTTAAAGGCATTAAAGATTTAGGTGATAGCATTAACTATTTAGCTGATAAAGGTTCAAGTGATGCCAAAAATATAGTAAATATTGTGAGCAGAATTGGAGGAATGGGAAATCTTATAGGACTTCAAAGAGAAAACATGGCAGCTCTTGCTGCTACGCTTGATGAAGTAAAGATCCCAGCTGAAGTTGCAGGGACTGCTATTTCTAGCATGTTTACTAAACTTTCAACTGCTGATACTTTAGGAGCTAAGGCAGAAGAAGCTTTTTCACAATTAGGTCTTAGCGGGGAGTTTATGAAAAAAGCTTTAAATAGAAATTCGCAAGAAGCAATCAATATTTTACTTTCACGAATAAAAACGCTTGATAAAGAGTCTCAAATAGGTGTTATTACTAATATTTTTGGCAATGATAGTGGCACGATTAGAGCTATGGCAACTTTAGTTAATGGTTATGATCGTTATCAAGAGCTTTTAAAGATGACAAATTCAGAAGAGAAGAAAGGTTCAATGGATAAAGAGCTTATTAATAAGTGTGAGACTACAGCTTCTATATTAAAAATTTTAGGAAATAATATAAGTGCTTTGGCGATTAAATTTTCAGATGCTTTACTCCCTGTAGTTAAATTAGTCGCTTCAGGATTTAGCTTTGTAATTGATATAGTAGATACCTTACTTTCAAAATTTCCAGTGCTTAGTACCATCGTAGCTACAGCTACAACAGTTTTTTTGCTCGCCAAACCTGCAGTCTTAGCTTATGCTATTGCTAAAAACTATCTTAAAGATTGCACCATTTTACTTAAAAGTGCTTTGATTAAAACAAGAATACATCTTTTAGCTTTTCGTAATTCTTGTATATTATCTAATATTACTTTAAAAGCAAAAACCGTCACAACTACTATTTACACAACCTCCCTTAAAGCCTTATCTTTTGTTTTAGGTGGGCTTAATAAAGTTTTTAAAGCCGTAGCTATTGGTATTAGAGTGTTAAGCATGGCTATGATGAGTAATCCCATTGGTCTTATTTTAGGGGGCATTGCAATAGTGGCTGGGCTTATTATTGCAAATTGGGATAAGGTTAAGTCTTGGTTTAAATCTTTTATAGAATGGCTTAAACCTGTTTGGGAGCCTATATACAATGTCATTAAAGCAGTATTTGATAAATGTGCCCTTGTAAATACAAGTTTTAAAGATATTATTATGAGTGTTGCTTCTTCATTAGCTGAGTTTTTAAATTCTATTTGGCAAGGTGTTGGGGATTTCTTTTATAGTATTTTTGGTTCTTTATTTGATTGGTTTGCTTCTAAGCTTTCTTGGGTAGGAGATATGATCTCATCTATAAGTGGCTTTATAAAAGATGCTCTTGATTTTGTAGGGCTTGGAGATGATGAAGAAGTTAAGATAAGCCAAAGTGAACAAAACAAAGAAAAAGTCTTTACTACAAACACTTATAAAGATGAATTAGCTGAGACAAAAAGTATAAATCATGCTCCAAGCTTTAATAATGGCAATATCAATATAAGTGTTAATGGTACTTTTAACATAGCGACTAAAGATGGCAATTTTAATATGCAAGAATTTGCAAATACTATACAAAAAAGTGTATTTGACGCTTTAAGAAAGCAAGAACAAAACAAAATTAACACTACAATTTATGGATAAAATATGAGTGAATATATAGAAATAAAAGGGCTTGAAAACTTTTTTAAAGCTTGTGATAAATTAATAGATATGGATAAACACGGGCAAAGCATTATGGCGGGTGCTGGAGAGAGTATAAGAAATAGCATTATAGACTCTTTTAAAAACGAACGCAGTATTTTTAATGGAAAATGGCAAAGCTTAAAACCAGCTACTATAAAACAAAAGATAAAAGATGGTAAGAATAAAGGAATTTTAAAAAGAGATGGGGATTTAAGTAATGCTTTAAATTGGCAAAGTGAACCTACCAAAAGCGGAGTAGAAGTCTTTAATAATATACAGACTAAAAATGGCTTTAAATATGGCTATGTTCATCAATGGGGAAACAGAAAAAGAAAAATTCCTCAAAGAGCTTTTTTACCCATAGATAATAACAAAGTCTTGCACCCAAGTATAAGAAGTGTGATTTATAAAGATACTAAGGATTTTATTGTAAAAATTGTTAAGAAGTGATGGCAAGGAAGACTAAAGCCTTCCTTTTCTAAAAACTAGCAAAAGCATTATAGCTTTGTTTTTAAAGCAAAGCTTTTTTAATTTTATTTTGAAAGGAGTTTGTATGAAAAATAATACAGACAAATTTCTAAAAACTAGCACACTTGTTAAACCTACAAGAACTACACTAAAAGCTCCGTTTGCTTGGGTGGGTGGTAAAAACTATTTAGCTAAAGAAATCATCGCTTTAATGCCTGAGCATAAAAGCTATATTGAAGTCTTTGGTGGAGCTTTAAGTGTTTTTTATCAAAAAAGTGCTTCAAAAATAGAAGTCATTA